CGTTTAACATTCTCTTCCTCGACGAATTCGCCTTCGTTCCAAACCATGTTGCGGAGCAATTCTTTGCCTCTGTTTATCCTACTATTACTTCTGGTAAATCAACAAAAGTCATAATCATCTCAACGCCAAATGGCATGAACCACTTCTACAAGATGTGGGAGGATGCAAGGCGTGGAAAGAATGAATATGTTACCAATGAAGTCCACTGGTCACAAGTCCCAGGAAGGGATGCCAAGTGGAAAGAAGAAACAATCAAGAACACATCACCACGGCAGTTCGCACAGGAGTTTGAGTGCGACTTCCTTGGATCTGCTGACACTTTGATTAGTCCAGCAAAACTACAAAACATTCCTTTCGCAGACCCCATCGCTAGCAATGCAGGACTTGACGTGTATGAGAGAGTCCAAAAGGATCACGAATATATTATTACTGTGGACGTTGCCAGAGGAATTGGTGGCGACTATAGTGCTTTCATCGTGTTTGATATCACCACGATGCCGTATAAGATCGTTGCAAAGTACAGAAATAATGAGATTAAACCTGTACTGTTTCCCTCAGTAATTTTTCAAGTCTGTAAAGAATACAATAACCCATATGTTCTGGTGGAAGTCAATGACATCGGTGATAGTATTGCTGCTACTCTCAACTACGATCTCGAATATCCTAACGTCCTTATGTGTGCGATGCGAGGGAGAGCTGGGCAGATTGTTGGTCAAGGTTTCTCGGGCAACAAAACACAACTAGGTGTGAAGATGAGCGTGACCGTCAAGAAGATTGGTTGCGCTAACCTCAAAGCAATTATTGAGGAAGACAAATTACTATTCAACGACTTCCAGATTTTCCAAGAGCTTACCACATTTGTGCAGAAGAAGCAAGCATGGGAAGCAGATGAAGGATACCATGATGACCTTGTGATGTGTATGGTTCTCTTCGCATGGTTAGTCATGCAAGAATACTTCAAAGAGATGACCGACCAGGATATCAGAAGAAGGATCTATGAGGAGCAGAGAAATCAGATTGAGCAAGACATGGCTCCTTTTGGGTTTATTGATGATGGTATGGGTGACGATACCTTCATTGACTCAGACGGTTCTCTGTGGGAGTATGGAAACACTCAAGAAGAAGTCTCTTATATGTGGAACTACTGATGGATATTGGGGATCAGTTCAGTCTGGAACATCTTCTTTTCAGAGAAAGGGTTTGTAGATCCTGTGGGGAGAAGAAGGACTTGATCTCTGAGTTTTATCTGACAAGAAAAAATAAGAAAGGTCACCCGTCAGCATATGCATACGAATGCAAAGATTGTACAGTAAAAAGAGTAATAGATAGTAGGAAGAAGCGTGATCCATTCTCGGATTGGGGATATCCAGACTGGTAGTTCACGCACTGTTCACCACCTCTGAACAAGTTGAAAATCTAAATAGATTTAGATAAATTTGATATCTAAAGAGGTAAACAAATGGCAAGTCAAGTCTCGCCTGGTGTTGTTATTAGAGAACGTGATTTTTCCAATGCTGTAGTTGTAGGTGCTACCGCCATTCGTGGTGCTTTCGCTTCTTCCTTCCGCACTGGACCAGTAGGCAAAATTGTAAATATCGGTTCTGAGAGAGAACTAATCGATACGTTCGGTACACCAGCTGAGGCAAATGCTGCTGACTGGTTGGTTGCATCCGAATTCCTCCGCTACGGCGGACAACTCGCAGTTGTTAGAGCAGCAACTGGAGTTCTAAACGCTACCGAAAGTGGTAGTGGTGTTCTTATCGGTGATAAGGATGCTTTCGATGCTGGCGTAACTTCCGAGAAGTTCGCTGCTCGTTACGCTGGCGCTGAGGGCAACAACCTTCGCGTTGTAATCGTTGACCGTGGTGCTGATTGGGTTATTACAACAGCAGCTGCTCACGGACTATCTGCTGGTGACACATACACAGACGCAGCTGGAACACCAGTATCATACGAAGTATATGCTGCTCCAACCACAACAACTTTACATGTTGTTGGAACAACCACTCCAACTCCTGCTGCTGGCGATACCGCAACTGCATGGGATTATAACTCACAGGAAATCGGTTCAACTGGTCTCTTCTATAAGGCAATCGCTCCTCGTCCTGGTACTTCAGCATTTGCTGCTGAGCGTTACCTTTCAAATGACGAAGTACACGTTGCTGTTGTTGACGAAGCTACAAACACAGTTGTCGAAAGAATTACATATCTTTCGAAACTATCCGATGGCAAAACTCCAGAAGGTGCTTCTGCATACTGGAAGGATTATGTCAATGAGTATTCTGGTTACATCTATGCAGGTGCTGCTTTGAGTGCTGCTGAGCAAACAACAGTTGGTGCTGATGCTGGTGCTGATGCAGCATCTTATGGTGCTACTGCTGTTGCTCCTGTTGCGCTAGCAAGAATTCTGCCTACTGCAGGTGGTGCTTTATCTGGTGGTTCTGATGACTATGCATACACTGCTGGCGAAATCCAAGCAGCATATGACGAGTTCCTAGACACAGAACAGACCACAATTGATTTTGTACTTATGGGTGGCGATGCTGCTAACGAAAACGACACAATCGCTAAGGCACAATCAGTTGCTGCTGTTGCTAATAGCAGAAAGGATTGTATTGCATTCATCTCACCTTGGTCTGGAACACAAGTTTCAACTTCGGGTGGATCAGCTCTAACTCCTTCAGAGCAACTATCAAGAACAATTGCTTTCTTCGATAACATTGGTTCTTCTTCCTATGTTGTTCTAGACAGCGGTGTCAAGTACACCTACGATCGTTTCAACGATAAGTACCGTTATGTTGGTTGCAACGGTGATGTTGCTGGTCTTTGCGTTTCAACTTCCGCAAGTCTAGATGACTGGTTCTCACCAGCAGGTCTAAATCGTGGTGGTCTTCAGAACGTTGTGAAGCTCGCTTTCAATCCTAACAAGGCACAACGCGACGATCTCTACACCAGCAGAATCAATCCAATCGTTTCACTCCCTGGTTCTGGTCCTGTTCTATTCGGTGACAAGACTGGTCTTGCTTCACCTTCTGCATTCGACAGAATCAACGTCCGCCGTCTCTTCCTCAATGTTGAGAAGAGAGCAAGAGCACTTGCTGAAGGCGTACTCTTCGAGCAGAACGATAGCACAACTCGTGGTGGTTTCAACGCTTCTATCACTTCTTACCTCTCTGAGGTTCAAGCACGTAGAGGTCTAACAGACTTCCTGGTTGTTTGCGACGAAACAAACAACACTCCAGAAGTCATCGACAGAAACGAGTTTGTTGCTGAACTCTACCTCAAGCCAACACGCTCTATCAACTATGTAACAGTTACAGTTACTGCTACAAGAACGGGCGTCTCGTTCGCTGAAGTCGTCGGTAGATGATAATTAGTTATAGAGAAAACAACACGAGGTAAACAACAATGGCATCGTCAAACGTAAGTTCATTCCTACAAACTATCGGTCAGGGCGTGAAGCCCAACATGTTCCTGATCGATGTTCAGTTCCCACAGCAAATTGCACTGGAGACTGAAGATCAAAACCTTACAAATATTCTTTGTAAGTCAGCAGCACTCCCAGGTTCAAACCTAGGTGTGATCGAAGTTCCTTTCAGAGGAAGAACAGTCAAGATTGCAGGTGATCGTACCTTCGATACTTGGACTACAACCTTCTTCAATGATAAGGACTTCAAACTACGCTCATTCTTTGAGCAGTGGGCTAACAGCATCAACACTCATGAGGGCAACACTGCTCCTCTCTTCACTCCAGATAACACCAATGGTTACATGGCAGATCTTGGAGTCAAGCAACTTGAGAAAGATGCTAGCGAAGAGGGCGCTATTCTTAGAGAATATACGCTCAAGTATTGCTTCCCAACCAATGTTTCTTCTATCGATCTTGCTTATGATAGCAACGATCAGATTGAAGAATTCACTGTTGAGTGGCAGTATTCTTACTTCACTGCACAAGCTGGAACACGCGCTGGCGTTTCTGGCATTGGCGTAGTCTGATAAATAGTTGGAGCGTCCAACTATTGAATAGATAATCATGAGTCAATTATTTGGCTTCCAGATCAATAGAAAGGAGGGACAGAAGGGGCAATCCCCTGTCCCTCCTTCTGCTGATGAACCCATCGCCGTTGCCGCAGGTGGGTATTACGGAACATATGTAGATACGGATAATCAAGCTCGCAACGAGTTTGAGATGATTCGTAGGTATCGTGACATGGCAATTCACCCTGAGGTGGATAGTGCGGTAGACGAAGTTGTAAATGAATTTATCGTAAGTGATGCTTACGATTCTCCAGTAGAAATCAACCTAGACAATCTTGAGGTTGGTGCTGGAGTGAAGAAAAGAATTAGAGATGAGTTTGATTATATCAAACGTCTTCTCAACTTTGACAATCGCGCACATGAGATTGTCAGAACTTGGTACATCGATGGTAGACTATTCTACCACAAAGTAATCGATCTAGATAATCCAAAGAAAGGTATTACGGAACTTCGCTATATTGATCCTATGAAGATCAAGAAGGTTCGTCAGAAAATCGACAATACTCCAAAAGATTCTCTAGCAAGAGCAGCAATCAAAGGCACGGCACTTGAGTATGAATATGGTACGTTTGTTGACTACTATCTGTACAATCCGAAAGGATTTTACAAGGGCGGTGTTCTTGGACCAGTTGGTGATATGTCTCTGTCACAAGGAGTGAAGATGGCAGTTGACTCGATCACCTTTGTTCCTTCAGGACTCCAAGATCTAAACAAGAGAATGGTTCTTGGTTTCCTCCACAAAGCGATCAAGTCTCTCAATCAACTCCGCATGATTGAAGACAGTCTTGTTATCTACAGATTGTCTCGTGCTCCTGAGCGTAGAATTTTCTACATTGATGTAGGCAATCTACCTAAGGTAAAGGCAGAGCAATATCTCCGTGATGTGATGTCTCGCTATCGCAACAAGCTTGTATATGATGCAAACACAGGAGAGATGCGTGATGATAAAAAGCATATGTCGATGCTTGAAGACTTCTGGCTTCCTCGTCGTGAGGGTGGTAGAGGAACTGAAATCACTACACTCCCAGGCGGTCAAAACCTTGGTGAACTCAAGGATGTTGAGTATTTCAAAAAGAAACTTTACAACTCACTCAACCTACCACCTTCTCGCCTTACGGATGACAACAAAGGGTTTAATCTTGGTAAGACCACAGAGGTTCTCAGGGATGAACTCAAATTTACTAAGTTTATCGGTCGTCTCCGCAAGCGTTTTAGCGAACTATTCGACGATGTTCTCAAGACGCAACTAATCCTCAAGGGTATCATCTCACCCGAAGATTGGGATGATATGAAGGAGCATATCCAATACGATTATCTCTTCGACAATCATTTCAATGAACTCAAAGAAATTGAAATGATGAACCAGCGTATGATGTCTGTCACCCAGATGGATCCTTTTGTTGGTAAGTATTTCTCAATCGAGTATGTCCGTCGCACTATCCTTGGTCAGAAAGACAAAGAGTTTATTGAGATGGATAAGCAAATGCGTAAAGAAATTGACGCAGGACTTGCTATTGATCCAGCACAGACAAATATGTTGGATACTATGTCTCAGCAAAACACCGCATTCCAACCAGAGATTGGTGAGATTCAGGCACAAGATTCTGCTGAAAGAGAAGCAGAAGCTGCTGATGATAGTGTAGATCGTGAAGTAAAGAAAGCGCGTCAAATGCCTAAACCTTCCGCATCTAATAAATAAAACATATTGAATTGTTATTATGTCAGAACAAAACCTTGAACCAGGCGTCGTTGATATTGTCAACAAGATCAGCGACAACGATAGAGCATCTGCTATTGATGCTATTCAAGACTTGCTTTTTGCTAAGGCATCTGATGCCATGGCAACATATAAGCAGGTTGTAGCGAAAACATTCTTTGACGAACCCACCGAAACAGAGACCGATGAAACTGATAACGGAACAGATTGAAGACGTAAAGATCCTCACTGAGGAGAAAGACGGAAAGAAACTTCTTTATATTGAAGGGGTTTTTCTTCAGTCAGAACTAAAGAACCGCAATGGTCGTATGTATCCTTTTGAAGTTCTCAACCGTGAGGTAGAGAGATACACAGAAGAATATGTAAAACCAAAACGTGCTCTTGGCGAACTCGGTCACCCCGATGGTCCAACTATCAACCTCGATAGAGTATCACATAGAATTGTAGATCTTCACGCTGAAGGACATAACTTCATCGGTAAGGCACAAATCCTAGATACGCCGATGGGTAATATCGCTAAGTCTCTGCTTGGTGAAGGTGTTCAACTTGGTGTTTCTTCTCGTGGTATGGGAAGCATCGATAAACGCGAAGATATCTCGATCGTCCGTGATGATTTCTTCCTAACCACTGCTGCTGATATTGTAGCAGATCCTTCCGCACCTGATGCATTTGTCAACGGAATCATGGAAGGTAAAGAGTGGGTCTGGGATAACGGAATTCTCAAGGAAGCAAATATTGATAAATACCGCAGATACATCGACGGTTCTCGTCGTGATCTGGAAGAGAGAACCCTCAAGGTGTTTGAGGATTTTCTCGGAAAGTTATGATTTCATAAATAAACTTAGATTAATTATACGGAAATTACGAGGTAAACTCAAATGTCAGATATGC